GCAGGTGTTTCGTTAGTAGGGGCCGGCGCGGGGTCGTTGGACACCCACACCCAGTCGATCGGGTCGAACGTCCACGAACCGCCACCAGGCGGCACCGGGGTCTCGCGCGCCTCGGGCGCCGCGATCAGGGTCTTTTCGATATTCATGTCAGCTCAATGTGAAGTTGCTGGTGCGATGATCTGCGGTATAGGTGAGTCGGACCCACCCGGTTTTCTTTCCGTCCGTCGTGTTCTCGGCTTCGACGCCAATCACCTGTAGATCGGAGACGACACCGTCCAGTGTCGAGTTGGCGGCCAGACGTTCGAAGACCGCCTTGAGCAGCGGGTCGACCGCGAGATCGCCGCTCTCGATGGTGCCGGCTGCGTAGCACTCGACGGTGAGGCGGGTTGCCCAATCGATCGGCGCGCCGTTGATCGTGCCGCCGGCCGGTACCGAGTGCTCCCACTGCACGCTGATCGCCAGCTTGTCTTGGTCAGGCACGGCCATGGCGCGGGCTCGGTAGATCGCACGGCACACCGGCGGCTGCGCTTCCAGCGCCGCGATAACGGCGCTCACGATGTTTGCGAACGCGGTCCTCATGCGGACACCGTCAGCGTGAGGATGGTCAGGCCGGTGTTGTCCGGGTCGGCGGTGAGGATCTCGTATCGCACTGCGTCGATCGTGATCTCCTGCCCGACCGGCTCGGCCATCACCGCGCTGCTGGCGACGTTGACGACCGGGCTGCTGGACGCCACGCCCATGCCCAGCTGCGCTTCGCTGGCCAGGTTACGGAAGATGCCCGGCACGACCGCGCCACCGATCGTCACCTGCTTGTTGGCCAGGTGATTCAGGACGGCGCTGTTCGCGGCCAGCTGGAGATTGGCGAAGAGCATGCGCACGGATTAGCGGATGACGCCGTCGAGCAGCACGGTCGCGCTGGTCTCGGTGCCACCCTTGGGGGTGGCCAGCGCGCCGACCAGCGTGTTGTTGGTGGCGGTCGTGGTCAGGCGCTTCGCGGTGTTGTCCCAGTAAATCTTGGCGCCGAGCGCACCGGTGTCGGCGGTGACAGCAGCCAGGGCGTAGACGCCGAAGCGGTTGATCTCGACCTGCGCGCCCTGCACTGCGTCGTTGCAGGCGACGCCGAAGATCGCGCCGGTCAGCACCGCTTGGCCGCTCAGCACGTTGGCCGGGGCGATGACGGTCAGGGTGCAACCGCTCTGGATGAAATTCTTCATGTTCGATTCCTGTGATGGATGGATGGGCTGACAGCGATGGCTTACTTGCCGACGCCCTGGTACAGGCCGCGGTGATCCACGACCTTGGCCGCGAAGTCCAGGCGGCACTTCCAGGTCACGCCGTCGGTTTCGAAGCCGGTCTGGCTTTCGATGACCGGGCCTTCCGCGCCGTCCAGGTAGCAGTACTCGACGGTGTCGACCTGGCTGTTGTTGCTGGCGAGGTACCACGCCGAGTCGCTCATTGCGTCGAGGATCGGTTCGACGATCGGCTCGACCGCCGTGCGGCCACCGCTGCGGAATTCGTTGATGTCGCTCTGCTTGGCCGGTACGTAGTTCGCGCTGGTCAGGGCGTAGGCATCCTGTTCGAGCGAAGCGGGGACGATCAGGAAGTTCGGCGCCAGGTTCAGTTCTTCGTTCTGCAAACCCTTCTGCAGGCGCATGGCGGTGCGGCCGGCTTTCAGCGCAGCCAGAGACAGCGCTGAGCCAACGCCCGTGGCGATGTTCTTGTGGTCGGTGTCGAACAGTTGCTCGCCGTCGCCCATCGTTGGATTGCTGGTCAGCTGGCTGTAGACCAGGCGGTTTTCCAGGCGGCTCGAACTTGCGCCGAAGGACGAGACCAGGCGCTCGAATGCGCGCAGGTCGTCGTTGATGATGGCCTGACGGGTGAGCGATACCATGCGGCCGTAGGTCACCAGCGAGTACGACACGCCTGCATCTTTCATCGTGCCGTATTTGAATTCGCCGTGCTCGTTGGTCTGCAACAGCTCAGGCGCGCCGGACAGTTGCACGATGCTGATGTTCTTGAAGTCGGGCGCATTCGGCGCACGGCGTGCCCACTGGGTGTAGGTGCCGGCGTTTTCGGCGTAGGCATCGCGCATGCGCTTGTTCGCGACATTGCCGAACAGAGCTGCAAAGTCGCTCGTGCCGTGCATGCCCGAGCGGAAGTTGAGCATGTTGGTGGCCAGCTGCATACGGTCCATGCCACGAGTCGAGACACCGCGCTCTTCCAGGAAGTCGCGGCCCAGTTCGAGCAGGCTCATGCCACGGTACTGCTTGCCGTTCTCGGTGATCTTGGTGCCGGCCCAGACGCGGTGCATGATCGCTTCTTCCATGCCGGCCATGCGCGTCTGCTCCACGTCGCCGACCAGGACGATGCGCGTATTCTGGTGGCCACCGCTGGCGGTGGAGTTGCGCGCCATCTCGTCCAGCACGGCGGCGCGGGCCTGGTCGACGGTGCTGCCACCACGGATCAGGCCAGGGGCCAGGTTGGTCACACCGTGACGTGCGCACAGCTCGATGATGTCAGCCGAGCGGGTGACTGCTTCCTGCGCTGCGCGCGAGGCGGCGTCATCGGTAACAGCCGGTGCGGCCGGCGCTGGCGCCGACACTGGTGCCGGGGCTGGTGCAGGCGAAGGGGCGGCACGGGTTGGATCGACAGGCGCTGGAGTCTGGGCGCCCGGCTGGGTAGCAATGGTCATGTTGTCTTCCTGGTTGGATGGAGCGGAAAGGGCGGGCGCCCGGGTGATGAATTCGCATGGGTGACCGTTCTGCGGCGCGCTGCGCGAACTTGCGCCAGCGTCGAACGGGACGGTCACGAAACTGATTTCGTACGGCTCCCACAGCACGGCACGGTACAGCGGCACGTTGACGCCATCGGTGCGATCGATGGCGCGGGTGATCTCGTACTTGGCAACGCGGTAGGTGAAGCTGATCGAGCGGATGATGCCGGCCTTGATGTCGGCGACGATGCCGGCCAGCTCGGGCCGGGTCGACAGGCGCAGCGTTGCACTGCCCTCACCGTTCTGGATGCTGCCGCGAATGGCGATGCCGATGATCGACTTGAGGCCGCCATGGATATCGTGATTGTCGATGACCTGGACAACACCCTTGTCGAAGCGCGTCATGTCGACGGCTTCCGGCGTGACGACCAGTTCTTCGTCGTACTGGGTATCGTTGTACCAATCCCAGCGGCGGCCCATCGCGCCAGTGGTCCAGACGACGTCAATCGTGTTGTCGACTTCGTTGAACGTGGATGGGACCAGCTCCGCGCCGCGCAAAAGCGGAGGCATGTTCCGAGGATCGGTAGCGGAGCGGATTACTTCCGGCTGAGTGGTTGGCGTCGTCATATCCGCATGATGCGGATTGCGCTGTCTCAATTCTCGGAAAACTGAGACAACTTTTCAGGTGGCTACTTTTTCTCCGCGACGACGTAGTAGCGACCGCCCTGCAGGGCCATTGTCTTCGGTGCTACGACACTGTTTTGCGCGCCGCTCTCAGCGGCCAATTTAGTTTTCGAGCGCTCAACAGCTGTGTGCTCAATCCGAAAAGGCGGTGGCTGACCAATATCGACTACGGGCACGACTGGAACCCTTGGGAATTTGGAAGCGTCGATCATCAGTTGTCCACCCTGTTGAATTGAATGCTTCGGTAGAAGCGCTCGCCATTGGCGCAGTCGATGCGAAAGTCGCAGTAATTAAATCCAGTTGGCAACGTGTCCATGCCACCCAGCTTCACCAACAGCAACGGCCCCTGAACCACTGCAGGCACACGCTCAACGACACCGACCGGAAACGCTTTTACCGCCGTCGCGGTCGTTCCGCTGTCGACCAGGTCGTTACCGATATCGGCCACGAAATAGCTTTCGTCGTCGGCGTCCTTGTCGAGCCACCACACCCCGACCAGCTGCTTGAACCAGATAGTGCGATCAAACCGCTCGCCATTCGCACACGTCACGCGGAACGTGCAAAAGTTCGCCGCACCGCTTGCGGCATTGAACCCGCCCAGTTTCACCGGGATCAGATTCCCTTGGATGACAGGCAGCTCAAGCACGGTGACGCCAGCTACGATTGGCTCGACAGACACCGCAGTTGTGCTGCGCTCAGCCAGCTCGATTGTGATGTCGGCTACCCAGTAGCGTTCGTCGAGCGGGTGCTTCTCGCTCCACCACTTCCCTTCCTCGAAGTACGGTGCGTTGGGCACGCGCGCGCCTGGAGGACTGCCGAAGACCACCACGCGAGTACCGCCGGGGAATGCGACCCTGCGCGATTCAGCGACC